ACAGCAGATGCTGGTTTCCAAAACCTGTTGTTCAAGGCTGCTCCTGTTGTTTACGATGAGCATTGCACCGCTGGTATTGTGTACTTCTTGAACAGCAAGTACCTGACCTTGGTTGGTCACTCAGGCAAGTGGTTTGAACAGACCGCTTTTGTTCGTCCTGAGGACTTGGATGCTCGTTACGCACTCATCATGTGCTACGGCAACTTGACCTGTCGCAACGCTGCGAAGCAAGGTAAGTTGACCGCCAAGACGGCGTAAGTTAACCGATTATGGCGATGGGGGCGCAAGCCCCCATTTCCAACTTATTAAAAAAAAAACTTTAAAATTTAGGAGAAAAAAATGCCACTAAAATCAAACGACAATGGTGCAATTGACCGTACACGACTCGCCGCTTGGGCAGCCAAGGAAGAGTTAGTATCGGTAGTTGCAGCAACTGACGCAGCAACCGTACAAGCAGCAGCAACTCTTGCTGGTGCAGCAACCACACTGTACACGATGACCCCAACGGCAAGCCGTACCTTGACCACACCAACTGGTGCGGAACTTGGTGCAGCGTTCACAGATGAGGGTGTCGGTTCAAGTTTCCGTTTCACCGTTGTCAACGCCGCAGCAGCAACCCACCCAATCGTGGTAACTGCTGGTGCTTCGGGTGTGACGCTTGTTGGTGTAGCCGCAACCTTCTCGGTTGCAGCAGCATCATCTGCATCGTATATTGCAGTGTTTACTGCAGCGAACACGGTAAGCATCTACCGAGCATAGTTTCTACCATTTAGGAACATTAATCATAATGGTGGGAGGCAAAAACCTCCCACCATTATTTATATCGGGGACATGTATGGGAATCAAGAAAAGAAAACCAGCAATTGAGTTGAGTGGTCAGGAATATAATAGCCTTAAAGGTTTTTATGCTGCTGGCAACAATGACCTTTCTGGTGCATTTCCAACTACAAATAAAAAAAATAAATTTGGTTTTGATGTTGTTTCTGCTGGTCGTGGTCGTGTTGCTCAACGAGCAATCACTCAACGCAAAAATAAACAACGCAAGAATGTTAAACGAGGAGTAAAATAATGCCTGTTAAATATAGCATTTTGTCCAGTCATGCTGACGCTAAACCGAAAGCAGGGACAGTTACATCTAACTATCCGCCGAAGTCGGCTAAGTCGGGTAAGTCCAAGAAGTCTAAGAAGTCTGTTAAGGGTGGTTACTAATGCCAAGAGGAAATGATTCTCGTGGGTTGGAAAAAAAGATTGGTAGGGCTGTAGCAGCCAAAAAAGTTGACCCACTATCGGCAATGATTGGTCGTTACTCAACATCTAAGCGTATGACAAAGCAAGCACAAACTATGGCTATGGACAAAGTAAAACAGAAGCGTGCTTCCTCTGCTGACAGTATGCGTAAAACTGGTCAAGCGATTGATATGTTGGGCAAAAAGAAGGCTGCTCCTTCCAAAGCAATTCCAAAGGGTAGTCGCAGACAACCACCAAAGCCACCTCGGGGTAGCCGTACTTCATCAAGCAAAGGAAATGGTGGGAAGCCGTTGCAGATTTCTCCAGTTGGTACTTCACGAACTGCTGGTTATTCACGCACAAAGCCTACGACAATTCCAAAGGGTTATTCTTTAATGACCTTTATGAGCAATCCTCCAAAGTATAAGTTGGTTAAAAATGCTGGAAAGAATAGGGGACGATAATGCGTAAACCTGCTATTACTGGTTTGTCCAAGCCGCAAGGTCTTGATGATTTAATTAAACCTCTTGCCAAAGAGGCTATTAAAAAGGCTAAGAAACCCATTAAAAAAGCGTTGAAGGATGTTCCTGATAAGAACTATAAAAAGAATCCTTATAACTCTAAGGGTGGTTTGACCAAGAATTATAAAGATTATGTTCTGCGTAACAGCAAAGGCGACTACTAATCATGGCTGCCAAAAAACGAGCAATTGAAAGTCGTGTAGGTCATCCACAGGGTATTGACGACATTGCTAAAGGAATTGGTAAAGCAATAAACCGTTATGGTGGTATGCGTAAAGCGGGTCAAGGTGTTATGGGTTCTGCAAAAAAGGCTGTAACAGGAAAAAATAGTGTTGTAGCAAATATGTATGGTCATGTATACAAAAACTCCAAGGCTAACCAAAAGGCTGTTAAAAAATTTAATAAGAAAATGAAAGGCTTGGCAAAGTAATGGCTTCTATGAAACCTAAGGGCATTGTTGATGATATTGGCAAGCAAATTGCACGATTAGTCAAACGGGGTACTCCTGCTGCAAAGAAGGAAATTGCTAGACTTAGGGGTATTCAGAATACTTACATGTCGGATGCTGCTCGTAATTCACGGGGTTTACAACGCAACATTAAGGAATGGGATTCACGAATTGGAAGATTTGATTATTCGGTTGCTGATGCACAGAAGGCAAAGAGCGTTTCTGCAAGACTTCGTGAAGAAGCCCGTCAGCGTGGACTTAAAGCCAAGTCGCAAAACATTGGTAAGAAAGAACAGGCAGATGTTCGCCAATCGTTGATGCAGGCTGCTAAGCGTGATGATATTGCTAAAGCCCGTAAGGCTGCTGGTGGACGGAACAACCCGAACGCCATTAAGGCTAGACAGAAGAAGGCTGCTAACGCTCGTAAGGCTGCTAAGCCGAAACCTGCTGCTGGTGGTGCTGGTAAAGGTCCGAAGAATCCTAAGAAAACTGGTACTGCTTCTGCACCTAAGGGTCCTAAGAAGCCACGCAGGTAGTTATGGCTGTGGTTAAGCCGAAGAAGAAGGCTGCTGGTATTTCTCGGGATGATTTAACAAAGTTTTTGTTAAACAATCTTGTCGGTGCTGAGTCGTTGGCTTTAGGTAAACAGGCATCCGAAATGGATGTGCCACGCACCACTCAGGGTGGTATGGCTAATCAGTTTGGTGCTGCAGGCTTGAATGATTATACCCGTAAGTTGTTGGGTCAACTTGGGTTGGTTGGTGAGGCTGCTGCTAAAAGCAATGTTGCCGACTTTTTTGGTGTCAAGGATGTTGCCAAGTTTTCCGAAAAGGGTAAACCTGAGGATGCTTTGATGGCTATGTTAAGTGTTGCGCCTTTGGGTTTAGGTAAGGCTGGTAAGCGGCTTAAAAAGACTGGGGCTACTGGGGCTAAGGTTGTTGGCGGCATTTTGCCTAATGATATTAAGAATTTGTTGCGTATTCTTAGCGGCGGTCAAGACCAGTAATTCAAGGAACATATACGCTATTTGTATATGATTAAGAACTCTGTCCCTGCTCACACCCTTTATGGGGAACCTCAAACTGGTTCCCGTTTGGCTATTATCCAAACGGGGTCTAGATTGGCTGCACCCAGTGGACCGTACATTGGTCGTGGCGACAAATGTACGGCTAACGATGATTCCTGTGGGGCTAACAAGGTGCGTGGACAAGAACTGTGTGCAGGTCATTTAAGGCAACATAATAAGCAGAAAGGGGACTAAGTGGCATACGCTCAAATGAACGCAACTTCGTTGCGTCAAGCAGTACGGGACATCACCGATTTGGATGCTACCGATTTGCCTGATGCTTTGCTGAATCTTTATATTCGTGACGGCTATTACCGTATTTTGGATATTGAGAAGCGTTGGGATTTTCTTGCAAAAACTTTTACTTTTAACACTGTTGCTGACCAGCGTGCATACAGTATTGATGCTTTTACTGCTGACCCTATGGCGCAGATTGTTTCCATTGTGGATAATACTGGTGTTGGTTCTCGTTTGGATATGGTTTCGCATGATGAGGCTGAGAACACTTATATTGGTTCGTATGACACTAGTAGCGACCCTTTGTTTTACACTATTTGGGAAGGCAAAATCCATTTGTATCCAAAGCCGAACGATGTTCGTACTTTGATTGTTCGTGGTTATCGTGAACCTATTGATTGGGTTACAACTGGCGGCAATGTGGATGCTAGTCCTAATTTGCATTTTGCTTTAGTTTATTATGCTTGCAGTCGTGTTTATCAACGGCTTGAAGATGTCGCTATGGCTGATGTGTATAAGCGTTCTTTTGATGAGGGTGTTGCTTTGGCTGTCAAAAACATTAAGACCCCTAACAGTCATGCGCATTTGGTGTTGTCTGCTGGTTATACCGCTGGTCGTCCTACTTTTAATGGTTGGATGACTCGCATGGGGCAGGGTTTGAAAAGTAATCAATAATGGCTGGTTTAAACATTACAGAGGTGAGCGATTTTACTGGTGGTCTGAACTTTCGTGCAGACCAATTTCAGTTATCCACTTTTGAATCACCTGACATGAACAATGTTGAAATTGACCCTAGAGGTGGTGTGTTTAGTCGTGGCGCATACCGTCAGTTGAACAGTACAGCAGTTGCTGGTACTTGGAGTCCACAGAAGTTGTATTCTTTTAGTGGTGCCACGCCAACAATCATGTTGGCTAACAGCACCAAAGTTTATAAATCCACTGGCGGCAACTTTACTACTTTACAATATTCTTCGGGTAACGATATTACTTCTACTAGTGCGCATGGTGTTTGTATGGCACAGTGGGCTGACTCAATGTATATTGCTACTGGTTCTTCAGGTAGCGGTGGTTATGTTTGGAAAACATCAGATACTTACGCTACAGCATTGACAGCATCGGGTACTAATCCGCATGACTGGCAAACCACTCCTGATGCTGCTCAACGCAAAATGCCGACAGCGGAACATCTTCTTGTCCATGCTAATAAAATGTGGGCTGCTAACACTACCGAGGCTGGAACATATTATCCCAACAGATTGCGTTGGTCTTTGGAGAACGCTCCTGAAAACTGGGATGCTGACGACTATTTTGATATTGTTGGTGGTGGCAACGGTATCACTGGTATGGCTATTGCTTCAGGTCAACTTGTTGTTTTCAAACCCAGTGCTGTTTACATTATTTTTGGTTACGCTTCCGACAACTTCCAAGTTGTTGAACTAACAACCCGTTTGGGTTCTATCAGCCATCATTCTATTGCCCAAGCGGATGATGGAGTATATTTCTTTAGCCATAATCAGGGACTATATTTTTATAATGGTTCAACGATTAAAGACATGTTTAACAATTTGCGTACCGCAATTGACTTGAATCATATTAATCCTGCTGACCATGAATCTATTAGTGTTTCTTATGTTGGTCGCCGTATTTGGGTTTCGGCACCATATTCCACTGATAGCACCCCTACCGTTCCTACGGTCAATTTTGTTTTGGACCCATCTATTCGTGGTGGTGTTTACACAAAGTTTTCTTCACATGATGGTTACGGTTTGGTTGGTGGTTGCAACTGGACTGATTCTTCTAAGAATGATTATCGTTTGATGTGTCACCCTACGCAAGCGTATGTTTTAAAAGTTGACATGTACAACGAAGAGTCGGACAACATTTCGGGTACTGATGTTGCTTTTTCTAGTTATTATAAAACCCGTTGGTTTGATGGCGGTTCTTATATGCAAAAGAAAATGTTTCGCAGACCTGATTTTGTTGTTAAAGAATCTGATGCGGCACAAAATATTACAGTAAAAATTTATCACGACTTTGTTGAGGGTGAAGGTAACGAGCAAAAGATTTTTGACATTTCCCAAACACCTGCAGTGTCGGCTTTGTTGTGGGGTTCAGGTTTATGGGGTGAAGATTGGGCTAGTGGTGCAGCAAGTTCTATTGTTCTTGCTGGTCGCAACCTTGGTTTAGCAAGGTGTGTCCAACTGGAATTTATTGGTCCCTCTAGTCAAAAATGGGGTATTAACAGTATCGGTTACAAATATCAAGCACGAAGGATTAAAGGTTAATTATGGCAACTCTTAGTATTCCAAATACTTTTGTCAACGGCACGCCTGCCGTTGCCACAGAAGTTAACGCAAACTTCAACCAAGTCAAAACTTTTGTTGAAGCATTGGCAGCAGGGACAAACTTGGACGATGGTTCTATTGTTTATAGCAAGTTGGCTGCCGCTACGGTTACGGCTTTGACTGCTGCTGGTGACGGTGACCAAGTGGTTTTGGGTTCACAGATTTTCGGCTGATGCAAAACGGCTGGCAAACTCCCTTTCTGTCCGTGCTGACAGGTACAGATAAAGATGCTTTGCAACGCATTTTTTCTTCTCTTCAGGTTGAGTTGTCACGGTTGCAGCAAGAAATTGATTTATTGAAGAGTGCTAACTCTTCTACCAACAAGGAACGGACGAGGTATTAATATGAGTATGTATGATGCGTATTCAGGTGATTATGGGCTGACTGAGGCTGCGGCTATCCGCAGAAAACAGCAGCGTTCTATCGCTAATACACAGTCTGCAATGTTGGGTCAGCAGCGTGGTTCACGCAAACTTGCCGATATTAGCCGCAAATATGTTGAAGGTTTCGGACCTAAAATGGCTCAGTATGGTAGGCGTGGATTGGCTGGTCCTAATGTTCAGTCAGGTATTCAACGCAAAGGTTTGGAACAGTATGCCCGTAGTTTGCAAGAAAGTTTGGGTGCTGAAACAACCAACATTCAGGACGAGTTGAATCGTATCAGTATGGATGAGGCAAGCAATCAGGCTGACTTGGAGGCTTATATTGCTGATTTAAAGTTGCGTAAAAACCAATCTATTGTTGATGCCGCTACTGCGTTGCGTCAACTTCAAGGATACTAATTATGGCTATCACTTATGTTAATGGTCGTCTTGTTCGCACCTCAGAGGGTGACAAGGCTATTGCTGCAGCAAAAATTGCGAAACAACTTCAGGAAGAAAATGCTGCACGGTTAAAAGGTTTAGAGAAACAACAAAAACTTTATGTTCCACCAGTGGTTCCTAATCCTGCAGGAGCAGGCGCAGGTCCAGCAGGAGCAGGTCCAGCGGCAGGTGGAGCAGGAATGGCAGGAAAGGCTAATATGACACCCGAACGAAGTTATGTGGAGCAGCAACTCACTATTTTGGGTATGAAAGATACTCCTGCGAACCGTGCGAAGTTGCGTAACGAGTATCGTGCTGACCAAGCCAAAATTGAAGCCGACACAGCGAAGGCTGCGGCTCAAACCGCTGGCGACCAAAGTGCATTTGAAGCAATTCTTAATGCTGCTACTGGTTATGAATCTACAGCAAAGACTGCTTCTGAAAAAGCGTTGGATGCTTTAAGGGAACTTTATGCTCCACAGGAAACTGCTTTGGGAACTCAAAGGCAGTCACAGATTGATTTGTTGAAGAGTGTGTTGGGTCAGTCTGCTGCCGATATTAAAACTGGTGAAGAAAACTTTATTTCAGGTATTCGTCCTACTACTGCTTATACTGATTTGCCGTTGACGGCTTTGCCGCAACAGCAGAACGCTTTAATTGCTGCGTTACAATCGCAAGGTGCGGGGATAGGCGAGGTTCAGGCACAGCAGGCTTCTGATGAGGCGTTGAATCAGTTCACTAGGCAGTTGTTGCAGCGTTCCGCTGCACAGTATGGTGATGTTCAACAAAACTATTTGAACTCGCTTGTTAACGCTGGTCGTGGTGCTTCTCAGGCTGGTCGTGACTTTTTGTCTTTGGAAAAACCAAGACTGGAATCAGGTATTCAATCTAAGTATGATGAGTTGTTGGCTAGTTTGGCTGGTGACCGTGCTTCAGCGGAATCTGATGTTCAGAAGCGTTTGCAGGATGCTTTGGATGAGGCAGCCAAAGTCCGTGTAGGAGCCACAGAGAAATACCCTATGGCTAAGACACCTGTGGTCCCTGAGGCTCCCACAACGCCTCCTGACACGGCTGGTGGCATGCCTAAGTTTGACAGGATGCCTGATTTGGGTAGAGGAGTGGAAACACCCGAAGAGGAGGAACGCAAGCGAATGGCATTAATCATGGCTGCTCGCCGTGCAGGATTCAACGCATAATATGGCTATCAAAAAAACTCCTTGGGCTTCACAAGTTGTCCCTGCTGGTCCTACCAAAATTTTGGGTCGTACTATTAGTACACCACCCCCATCACCTAATCGTGATGATTTGCAAACAACTGAACAAAATGCGTTGGAACGCATTATTTCTGACCCAACTATTGACCAAAAAGATAAGAGTCGTGTAGCGGAACAACTGATTGCAATTACTCGTCAAGGTAAAGACCGTCCACCTGTGGGTGGCGGTGGAGGTATTATAGGTCTTGCTAAGACTGTTGGTGGAGCCGTGTTGGGTGCTACAGGTTCTGCTGTGCGTGCAACGGGTCAACTTCCTGTTATAAAACAAACTGTTACTCCAGCGGTAAAAACCACCATAACTGGTTTGGGTTATTATAATCGTTTTGTTCAAGCAGCCGCAGCCGATGCTGCACAAGTGATTTTGCGTCCGTACACCCAGTTGGGAGTCAAGATAGATGAGTTGACTGAGGGAACATTTTTGGAAAGCAAAAATGCTGAACGCCGACTCAGGGACGCAAAGTGGTATGACGAAAACCGTCCAACTTTTGAACGATTTGTTAGCCGTATTAACGATAAAGAGTTTGGTTTGTTTGGTAGTGACCCAAACAAAAATGTTGCCAGTCTTGGCAGCGACACATTAAACACCGTAGCACAAGTTGCTACAGAAATTTATGTTGACCCACTAACCCGTTTTGGTGTTGGCGCACATGTCAACATGGGCTACTCGGGTAGAACTGCTTTGTCTATGGAGTTTGCTACAGCAGAAATGTTAGCCAAATATCCTGTGCTAAATAATGCTGGTGTTATTGACCGTATTGGTCGCCTTGGTGCCGCAGGCATCCCCAAGGCTGTTGCTAAAGCCGAAGGTATCAACATGGGTTTGCGTTATGCAGGTGTTGTAATTCCTAGGACTGGTGCTGCTGAGCGTGCGTTTGCCGCAACATTCGGTAGGGCTAGAGCAGGTATTGGTGATGTTGTTTTCAATAACAAAACTGGCAAACTTGCTTCAACTATTGGATTTGTTGGCGAAACAGTTTTGACACCAAAAAGCCAAAAGGGTTTGCGTGAAGTTGGTTTCGGTCGTGGACGAGGTTTAACCAACGAGGCTTTAATTCCTAAGTTGGTTGAGTTCACTGGTTCTCGTTATGCGAAGGCTGCTGTGGCAACTTCGCTCAGTCGTTACAATCAGGATTTGTTAGATTTGATTAAGCGTCAGCGTGAGATGACTGGTCAGGGTGCTAGGAACAAGTTGAAGTTTGGTGTTCGTGAGGATGCTGCAGCGAATCTTTATAAATATGTTGAAATGCCTGAGTCAGAGTTGGTTGTTCAGCCAATTAGTGAGGAACTTAAACAGTTGGCACGGGACACCAAAATTTGGCAGAACTCTGTTCGTGATGATGTCAACGCCAAGATTCTTAAATTTGGTGCAGATTATGGTGTTAATGTTCGTCAAATTGGTTTGATTGATGATTATATTCATCACAGAATTAGTACTGCAGCACGAAATTGGGTGACTTCTGAAAAAGGTAAACTTGCTCAAAGTGCTGGTTCGTTCCGTAGTGCAGATATAACTACGAAAGATTTGACGGACCCGAATGGTCCGATGATGTTTCGTAAACTTCGTGCGCCTTTTGTTGACCCTGATACTGGTGAAACTGTTACTTCAACCTTTTTTGGTAGGGAAGTTAAAACTGGCAGCATTGATGAATTAAACGACATTTTCAAAGACCATTTGCGTACTTTGAAAGATGCTGCTGGCAATAGGTTGTATGCCGAAGATAAGTTGTTTAACTGGTTTGAAACAGATTTTGTTTCTGTTATGGATTCTTATGCTTACTCTATGGCTAAGGCTAAGGGTCGTGAGGCTTTTGCTAGACGGGCAATGGATTTTGGTTCAGACATCATTAAGCCAATGTTGAAAGAAGTTATTCCTGATGCGGCTTTGGTTACTCGTTTGACTGAAGTTCATGCAAGTTTGTTGACTATGCAAAATAAGTTGCGTTCACGCATTGGCGTGAACCAACAGTTGACTAAAGATTATGTTACTACAGCGGTTAATGCTGCACAAAACTTTTTGCGTGGACAAACCAAGGCTAGGAAGTTGAATCAGAAAGAAATTGACACTCTGTTTAGGCGTTTGGATGAGGCTATTTTTAAACTCAGCGAGTCGCATCAGTATGCTTTGACTTTGGAGGCAACGCAGCGTGGCGAGTTTGCTGTTATGCACTCCGCTTTGCTGGAAGAAGTTACAGTGTTGCGTGCCGCTATTGATAACCCTGACCGTTATGCGGCGACATTGCAGTTGCGTGAACTTTACACACAGATGTATCCGAACGCCACTCCTGCGATGTTGGATAAAAAGTCTCCTGAGTGGTTGGCAGAAAAGATTCTTAATGGTCGTGGTATTCCTGCAGCCCGTGAAACTCGTGTCATTAACGCCCGTCTTAAAGAGTTGCGTACACAGATTGATTCTATTCCTTCAGGCGAACAGTATGCTGCCGCCCGTGCTGAACTTGAATCACAATATTATGATTTGGAACAAGTTGAGTCTGGTTTCTCTGTTCTGGCAAGTGTCCGTGCTGAAGCAGATTATGCTAGTGAAGGTTTGATTTATGGTTCTGCTAATGATTTGATTCCGTTACCACGGGAATCAATGCCATTCAAAATTTTCCGCACTAAGCCAGTTGAGGAAGGTTTTGACACTTTCCCATCCAGTGTTGCTGTGCATGCGCCTGTAACACAAGCGTCACCTACTGGTCCTAGTTCTGTTATAGATTTGCGTGAAGGAAAATCGTTCCAAGAGTTCTTCCGTGAAGATGGAATCATTGCTGGTATTGCCGACAGTTTTGAACAGCGTGGATTGTTGGAGGCTGGTGACGCTTTGCGTTCCGAAGCCCGAAACTTTGCCAACAGCGGTTCTCTTGACCCGATGTTTGAGGACCTGTACCCCGAGTTGGCTGAAATCATTAGGACAGTAAACAATCATGCTGCAACATCAGGTGATGATGTTGCTGATGAAATCATTTTAGGTGCGCTTGGTGACACCGATGATTTGCTCAGGATTTTTGCTACCAGCCTTGACGAAACAGTTGAGGATGCAGACATTTTTGCCCGAGAAATTATGGACGATGCAATGGCGCATTACATCCGAAACAATGCGCCTTTGGGTGATGCAGGTTTGTTGGTTCCGCAGGCTTGGATTGATGAAGGTGTTGAAGGTTTGGAGGGTCATTGGGCTGTTTTGATGGACCCTGAGTACACGATGCCTGCAAACATTCGTAACCCATCTAGGAATCCGCAAGCACGGGTGCAGTATGTTGCAGATAATCAGTTTGTTGGTGACATTCGTGCAGGTCGTTATGAAGAGAAGTCGTTGGAAGCCAGCACTGCTAAAGCCATAAAAGAGGAAGAAATTATTGCTTTGGAAAATTCTCAGGTTCTTTCTGCTGAGGCTAGGGCTGAGGTTAGGAGGTTGGCTGGTCAAAAGGGTGGTTTAACACGAGCGCAGAAGGCTCGTGCAACCAAGGCTGAAGCGGCTAGGGCGCAACTGATGGCAACGAACAGCGTGGACATCGTGCGCAATGGTGAAACGGTTACTTTGACCCGTGAGCAGGCTCAACGGGCTTTGGTGCGTTCCGACAGGCGTTTAGAGGCTGCTTATATGCGTTTGGAACAGCAGATTGATGCCGCCTATGTGAAGGCTGGTGTTCCTAGAAGTGGAACCAAGGGTGGGGCGTTACCTGAAACTATAACAGATTATAAAGAGCGTTTGCCTATGTTGTTGAATGAGGCTAAGGTTTTGAAAACTTATTCTCAGACTACGGGTCTTGTTTTGCAGCGTGACATTCAGGATATGAGAATGTTGCTTCAGGCTCGTCCTCCGAGTGGTGCTGCCGCTGGTGATGCTTCTGCTTGGGTGCGCCGTGTTGATGCCACTTTGACTTCTATGGGTGGTATTCAGGACCCTGCGTTGCGTAACGCTTATGAGCGTGTTACACGATTGTTGCATGCTGATGAAGCACAGTTGGCACGCTTGGAAGGTGTTGCGTTACCTGCTGTTGAAACTGCTTTGTCTGAGGTTAAGAGTGGTTGGCTTGGTCGCATGATTGATGTGACCGAAGAAGGTTGGGAAGAAATTGCTGGTTTGGGTGTTCAAATGCCTGAAGATATTTTGAAAATTTGGAAACCAAACCTTGACAGGTTGCGTTCGCCATTATGGCAAAATAAGTTTTATAAAGGTTACAAGTACACTATGAAGTTCTTTAAAACCTATGCTACTGCTTCTGTTGGTTTCTTTACCCGTAACGGTTTGTCTGCAACCTTTGTTAACATGATTGATGGTGTTGATTTAGAGAATATTCGTGATGGCTTTGCAGCCGCTACGGCTGCACGCAATGGTGACAGTTGGGAAAGGTTCTTGTCCAAGTTGCCAGCAAAAGAACGAGAACTTTATGAAAACGCTTGGAAGGTTGCAGAAACATCAGGTCGTGGTATTTCCGATGACCTATCCAGCGTTGCCTATGGCACTGGTTTTGGTGAGCGTGCAGTAAACAACTCGTACACACGGTTCTTCCAAAGGAAGAACGACTTTGTTGAGCGTGCTGTGCGTATGCCTATGGCGTTGGACAGTTTGAAGAAGGGCAAAACTTTTGACCAAGCGGTTTCTCGTGTTACTCGCAACCACTTTGATTATAGTGACCTGAGTGGTTTTGATGAGGTTGCTAAACAATGGATTCCATTTTGGATTTGGACAAGCCGAAATGTTCCGTTGCAAATGGTTCAACAATGGTCAAACCCAATGGCATACGAAAACTATAGGAAGTTAACAGAAGCCTCCCCTGTGGGTGATGGAATCACAATGCCTAAGTGGATTGCTGATTGGAACCCGATTGCTTTGGGTGGTCCCAATGGTGAGGGTGGTCAATGGGTGCTGACACCTGACACGCCTATTGCTCGTTTGGAACAACAAATAAGACAGATTGCTACACCTAAGGGTTTGATTGGTCAATTAACACCAATTGTTAAAGTTCCTATTGAACTTGTTGCTGGTAAACAGTTGGGTGTTGATGTTGGTCCGTTCCAAGAACTTGACCAACAAACCGAAGCGGCAGTTGGTGTGGATAAATATATTTTGGCTCCGCTTGCAAAAGCAATGAAGGGTGGTAGTTGGGTTTCAAAAAATGCAGATGGTGAAACCACTTTGGACCCACGGGTTGCTTATGTTTTCCAAAACGCTTTCCCAACATTCGCACAATTGAACCGTGTTACTGGTGGTCAAACAGGTGGCAAGAGTTCATATCAAGAACGCCAGTTAGGTAACATTCTTAACTGGTTTGGTATCCCTGTACGGTATGTTGGTCCTAAACAGCAAGAATCTGAAGCAATGGGAAGAATTTTTGAGGTTGCTAAGTTCTTGGAGGACAAAGTTAATCGTGGCGAAGCAATGAGTGCTAAAGATTTGAAAAAACTTGAAAAATTGTTAGAGCCACCAAAGCCACCAAAAAAAGAAACTAAACCTTAGTCTTTTTCGTCTAATGCAGAGTTGATTTCTGCAATGATTTTGGCGTATTCATGTAACGATATGTTCAGGGATTTTGCGTCCCCGTTGCATGCTTTAAGCCATTCGTCTACTAGTTCTTTGGCA